TTATTGAAAATTGCCGATGTTGATATGGTAGTAGATTCTCCCATTTTGTTTAAATCCGTACCACTTACGGTTTTGGTGTATCCTTTTTCAACACCAACTGTTACTGATCTTACTCCAAATTCTTTATCCACATCAGGTTTTGTTTGAGCAAAAACAGACATACTAAACAAACTAAAAACTACAAATAACAATTTCAATTTCATTTTAATTTCCTTTTAAATTTATCCAAAACTTTCTTTCTGTGTTAAAAATTTTTACTGCTTCTTCACCTACATTTATGTCAATATTTATATTACTATTTTTAATTAACAATTCTTCTTGATTATCAAACTTTTTGGTAATTTGTTTTATAAATTCTTCTTTTTTGTCTTGCGGCAATTCTTTGTTTGCAAATACATAAAGTCTAGGAAACGAATCTTTTTCAAAGGTGTGAATTATTTTTCCGGTATTATTTTTAAGATACTGGTCACCAACATTTAATCCGCCTTGAGTTGTACAATGTCCGTCAAGATGGCCACCTAACATATCATTGCTAATCTGTTGAGCTAGTTTATATGGTACATAAGTAAAATCAATTTTATAATTTTGCATTAAATTTTTCATTAAAAGACTACAAATTCCTTTTTCTCCTATACCGCCTACAAACCACTTACCTTTAATGTCTGCAATTTTATTATATGGAAAATTTGTATTAACAAAGATTGCTTGTTTACTCCGTGTTAATGTGGCTAATAATTCAGTTTCTTTTGTTGGATCTTGAGGCAAATAACCACTTTCTAAATTGGCTATATGCACAGCGCTTGTGGTTGCTATTACAATTGAATTTTTATTTTGTAACACTTTTTGCCAAGCTATAGCTCCTTGTGCACCCGGTACTTTTTCTATTACCAAATTAGGAAATAATATATCTTTTATTGTGTTTATCTGTTGTTCACCGGCAGTATAAACAGTTTGAGAAACTGCCAAATTACAAACAAAAAATAAACTTCCTAAAAATGTTTTATAGATTAATTTCATAATTTTTTCAACTCGGTTAAAAACTCTTTAATATTATTTTGTATTTCATATGTATTTGAACCATATGCTCGCAGACCCACTATACTACTATGTAATCTAACGGGAACATTAATTTCTATGTTATATTTTTCAATCAAACTTTTAATATTAGAATTGATTCCTCCACTAGGCATGGGGCATACAAAATAACACATATAATTAGTATCGTCTATTATATTTGGTGCCACATCATGCATATAATTCAGTCTATTCACAATAAGGTTATTACTAGACCATGCCTTTGATAACATTTTTTCTGCTCGAGAAGTGTAATCCATAATAATTAATTGATTGTTGTTTTGTATCACTTGAACGGAAAAAGGAGTATTTTTAATATTGTTTATTTTAAACACATTATTAAGATAGGCAAAAATATTATTGGTGTCGTTGGAATCTGTTAACCTACCATAATCACCCATAAAAGATGGAGTATTTACAATATTATATAATGTTTCTATAGTAACCATTCGGCGATTGTTGATAGGATCAGGTATAAAACTATCTTGAAAACTATCTGATTTTGGCTCTATGTAAATATCTCCATTTCCATTAACCCATCCAGTGTAATATTTGATAAAATCAAAATCCATGGCTTGCTGTAGTATACATTGATGCATTCTTAGCGACTTATTGCTTTGTTGTATTTCTAAAAAATTTTCAATATTGACATTGGCAATAAAATCAGCATAAGATGTAAATTTTTTATAGTATACATTAGAAGTTGGAGTTGGAATTGTTTTAATATAGTTTTTAATATTATCACTAACACTTTCGTTTATTTCAATGCCTAAACCTATACTATGTAAAGCAGGATGTTTTGCTGCGGACCCCACTCTAGGCTTGCAAAACACTGCAGAATGTTCATTGAAAAAGTTTTGTATTTCCTCTATGGAAGTAGGTAGAATAGTGGGAATAGTAGGAAATTGATTATCAGCAAGAGCCTTATGTAACAACCACTTGTCAGCTAAATTTTCATTTACTGGTTTAATTTTTGAACTTAAAAAAGATGGAGTGTGGCCGCCATATACTTCTACATATGTTTGAATATCTTCTATGTTATCAAAAGATAAAGCATCTGGTTCCAATATAGTCAAATATGCCGTACATTCTGGATCATTATAGTTATTAGTTGTTTGTATACCAAAACTATTCAACGTACCAGCCAAACCGGTTCTTTGTGTTATACTATTAAGTAGAAATATTTTCATACTAATATATCCATTGATTTTGTTGTGGCACAGGTGTTTCTGATTCTGTTGGTGTATTACTAGTATTCACAAAACCTCCAATCCACAAATCCAAATCAGATGTTGTCATTTCTTCAAATAAATTAATATCGTTTGGATAAAGTAAAATGCGTGATGTGCCTTCAACGTCAATATGAATTGTTCGTTGTTCATCGTTATGTTCAATTATTGTATATGCCATGTGTATAATTAATAATTGTTCGGCCTAGTTGGCCATACCATGTTTGAGTCTAATGATTGTTTGGTAATATTTCGAAGTTCTTGCCTGTATTTTCTCCACATTTTTTTCTCCGTTGCAGTGAGAGGAGCATCAGACAATTGAGTCCAATCTGTTTCTTGCAATAAATATTTACGTTTTTGATATACTTGTTGTAAATTAAAATTACGTTTTTGATATTCAGATTCATTTTCTGTAGAGTTATTAACTAATTTTTGAATTTCATTCATATTAGATATGCCAGCATTTAACAATTTATTTCGGTCCACTAACCAAGTGGGCACGAACCCTCTAATATAAATATCTAAATCATCACCCTCTGGATATTTTCCATTATCAATAGGTAAATCTATTGAAATTCGTTGATTATATCCTAAACATTCAATTTCAATTTGACCCGTTTCTGGCCAAAACTTTACGATTTTATAACTCATTGAGTCATTATATGGCCCATTAATATTGTTCAAGTTATCGCTCCACTTCTTGTACCAAAAGCTAACCAAGTAACAAAAGAATTCCCAGCAACTGCTGATCCACCTGCTCCTCCGCCACCATTACCAGTTTGCCCGTTCCAAGCGTCTCCAGCTTGTCCTGTGGTTCCAGAAGATCCTGCAGCTCCTCCAGCACCACCATAGTAAGTTTGCAAACCTTGTTGACCTGCTTGGCCACCATTACCAAAGGTTGCTAAAGTTCCGGACCCTCCTGAAGCGCCAGAGGGTCCACCAAAAGCACCAGAACCAGGCGATCCGCCAGTACCTTGGCCTCGGCCACCTCCACCTCCACCCCCGCCGGTGAATGAACATGCTCCACAGGCTATTAGTCTTTTTGATTGTATGTAAGGTTTAAATTTCATTTTTTTATACTCCATTAATTATGGACTGTTTAAATGTTTCATGATAAGGCAAATCGATACCCGTTTCTACCATTTCTACTGTATCATTAAACAATAATCTAAAAGCTGCTTTCTGTATTTCTCCATACCAAATTTTTTCTACCCGGCAATTAGTCATAAAAACTTCATCTGGTAATTTAATTGGACAACTGCTTCTACAAATTTTAATATTATGACAAGAAGCGCAATGCGACTCTTTTCGTTTCATATCTAGACTGATGATACGAATTCCTTTAATATTATTAAGGTGACCATATATATGAGATTCATCTGTATGTGGACAAGTTCTAATATTACCATCCAAATCCATTGACAATATGTCGGCCATGTCAGCACCACAATTTGTATTTTCTAATATAGGCTCTCCAGTAATAGTTTTGCGAGCATATTGAGTTACACTATAACCCAGAGGACTTCCATATATGTCTGTATTTAACAAAGGAAGTTCATCAGCTGTGGCCTGGAACACAAGAGGTTCACCATTTTCATCCAAACCCCTTTCGGTAAATTGTTTATAATGAGCTTCTAAGAAATTTTTTAAAATTATTCTAAATTTTTCTAAATTTTCTCCATGAATTACGTGACTATAACTTTTACCTTTTGAAGCATCTGTTGGTTTAACGCCTTCAATTGGAGTACATGGTAAAGAATCAGTTATGTCATTTGCATTTTCAACATAGGTTCTTCCCAGGGAAAATGCAAGTTGAAAAGTCAATAAACCATGTTCCATAATTTTATTTCTAAAATAGTTGTTGATTTCAAATAAATCATAATTTCTATTTGATACGGTACAAGTAAATCCATATTCAACATTGCTTAATTTATCAAACATTTTTAATGTTTCTATTACCCGAGCTCGATGAAAAATATCTTCTCCACGTAATTCTTCTTGATGCATTGCATCATGAGATATATTAAGAAGAACGTCAGACTTTAAAGTACTAAAAAAATCTGCATGTTTTGGATGTAAAGCGCTTCCATTTGTAGAAATATAAAAATGACGACCTTCTTCGTCTAAAAAAGTCATTAATTCCATTACATCATTCCAATATAAAAATGGCTCACCGCCCCAAAGTTCAATACGAGATAAATTATCCAAATCTAAGTTTTTATTAACAGCATCAAAAAACACTTCTAATTTCTCACGTTTAGGACGTTCATTTGGATTACCAATATCTTTTTGCATACAGTATGTACAACTATAATTGCACGCATGGCCCATTAAAATACGTAATGCAACCGGTTTATTATGTTTTTTACGAGTGGCATAATTTTCTTTTGCTAGTTTGTAATACTCATTATCATTTCGTAGTGATGGATCACCAATAACAATTCTTGTGCCGTCCACTTCATGCAAAGAGTTAGTTTCATTACAATAATAAAACTCTAAGCCTTTTGATGTCACAAATTTTGTATAATTATTCATTTTCTTATCAATTTTAATAAATTGTTAAACCGCTACCACCACCACCGCCGCCACCACCGCCTATGGTGCCATTGTTAGTAACGCTGATTGCATAACGAGCAATAAAGGCTGGGCCAGCAGTAGTTCCGTTTCGATTAGCTCCTACTATGCTATCAGTTCCACTATTATAAAAAGCACCTTGTCCCCCATCTCCCCCTCGACCCAAAATAATTCCATTGTTTATTAAAGCAAGAGTACTTCCTGCAAAAAAACTGGAACCTGTGTCAAAAGCATAAGAACCAGTTGATGTTGAATATACATAAACGCCAGCATTGATTGTGATGGTAGCTACCAATGGTACGGTTTGATCCCAACCAGCTGCAATTGCAGCCGATTTAAGATTATAGTTAGTCGTGTCACTAGAAATTGTTTGATTGAATACAAACTCTGGTGCAACATTAGTTATTGTAGGTGTAAAATTGGTGGAACCAAAATAACTTGGATCAGTTCCATTAGCAAAAGTTGCACCGGTGCCGTCTTGCGGAAACTTATATGTATAATTTATTGTAGGAATTCCTATAGTGGCTATTTTAAGTCCATTACTAACATTTGTAATAGCTGCTGATTCTAAACCTGATAAAGCATTTTCTAATTGAGTTTTTATATCACTAATTACATTTGCTTGTGTTGCACCACTTTGATGTGCTTTGTAAATATTATATGTTATTCCGTTTAAAACAACTTGTACATAGGAAAATAATGGAACACCATATGTGTTTGAAGATTGGTTATTCCAAGTGCCACGGTTAAGTGAATAATCAAATAGACTTCCATATCCACTACCTGTGTAATACCAACCCCAATACAAAATTTGTTTAGTTGCGCCACCATTATGATCATATGCGTAAAGCCATTGGTCTTGTCCTGTATTATTTGTTATAGTGCAGGTTATATCATTTCCGCTTATAGTGGCCGTTACATTAAATCCAGAAGGAGAATCACCAAATACCGTTCTACCGCCACCTGCACCTCCGGCAAGAGCATAGTATGCCATTCCTGATACTTGAGCATCGGTATTTTGTGGTAAATTACTTTGAATCGAACAATAAGTTCTGTTGTCACTATATGCATTAGGATTATAAGCACCCCAAAAATAATTAGCACCAAAACTTACTGTACCATCAACATTTCTAGTTATTGGATTACCATTAAAATACATAACGATTAATGTGGAATAAGCAATTGATGGAAATGCTTTCATGGTCCATGTTGTAGTAACTGTACCACCATTTATTAAATAATGGCCATTTTGTATTACTCTGGACGATCCTAACGTATTAAAATTTCCACCAGATAAATTTGATGGCCATAGTATATACATATTTGAGTCTGCACGAGGTTGACCATAACCATCAAACAAACTTATTTCTCCACTAGCACGTTGTAATAAAGTTCTTACAGAAGAATTAAACAAATCAAGTTGTGCTGTTTGACTAATGTTTAATTGTTTTGCTATTGATTGGCCTGTAATCGATCCAATTAAACTAATTGGGCCTCCAGAATTTAATGGCATTATGGAGTTCCGCCAGCAATAACGTTATTAGCAGAGATAAAGATTCCGTTTGCACCCATTGAAGCAATTACAGTTGCACCATATTTAAATATTAATTTTCCACCAGATTCCAATACAGAAAAATTAGAAGTTGTTAATGAATTTGCTGTGAGAGCTGCCGAAGCTGATCCTGTGTTTGCAAAAGTCACACGACCATAAGCATCAACAGAAATAGTTGATAATGTATATGTTCCAGGAACAACACCAGAAACGGATAATCCTTCGGTAGACGTTGAGGTACTTGTGCTCGTAGTTGTTGTACTTGTACCAGAATATATGTTATTTGGATAACCTACAGGCACACTATACTGTAAATAATTTTGTAACTTGGTTGTACCAATATTTAAATCTTTAATGAGATACGATGAATTAACCCCAAGATTTGAGAATTGAAGAATGGTATTATAATCTTGAATGAGAGAGATTGAGTTTGTATAGAATGTTGTATCACCTACTCGCCTACTATTTAATAAATCAAATGCTGTTTGAGCCGATGCAATAATAGTATTCATCGAGGCTCTTGATATGTCACTATAGGTATTACTGCCAACTATACTTAAACTGGCATTTAATGTGGTTTTACTACTTAATAACTGTATAACACTATTTGAAACATCTTGTACAACTGCCAAACTGGTAAAATTGCCAAGAATAGGAGCATTGTTTTGAATGCCGTCAACTTGATTACAAATTTGTAAAACTTGCCGGCCAATGGACATGGCAATTTGATAATCTGGTGTAGTTAATTTATTTGTTGATTCTGTTGCACCAGACATTCTATTTGTATGATCTGTAAAACTTGATATCTCAATTAGAAGATTATTGGCCAATGCATTCAAAGTATTAGCTTCTATTGGTGCTACGTTATATGTTACTGATTGAGTATTTGAATATGTGAGCAAATAATTTGTATAACTTGTCATCAAAGTCAAATTAGCAGAATGTGGATTCTGAAAATAATTTGCAACAGAACTTCCGGACAAATCACTGGCCTGCCAAGTGTATAAAGGACTTGGATAATTTAGCGAAAGCTTTTGACCATCAGTAAGTTCGTTGTTTGCACCAAACTTGGCTGAATCAAAATTGTAATTTAGTCTACCAAAAACACTCATCTATATTCTCACATTAAAGGTGTAGGTAAAGAAGTAACGCCAAAATCTTTACTTAAAACTACATGATTGTGTATGTCATAAATTATACGATCCATTGCCATTGTACGAACTATATCTGTAACCATAATTCCAGATACCCAACCAGGAATAGGATACAAAGGCACAGGAGAACCAGCAGAAATGTAACCTGGTGTTAACATGCCCAATGTGGCGTAACATTGTAATCCAGCATTTAAATTACCTAATGCTGAAACACTTTGTGTTGCAGCCACACTACCCGTCACATTCAATTGGCCATCGACATTGATTGCTTGAGCCTGTAAACTAATATCACCAGATGAAGCAATATCTACATCACCTTTGCCAACTATTTTTGTGGTGCCATCAACTGTCTGTGTAACATCACCTTTGACTTGTTGAGTGACGTTGCCTTCTACTTTCATCAAACTATCACCTTTGATGGTTACAACACAGGCACCTTCAATAGTAATATTACATTGGCCAGTAATTTGTACATCTTTATCACCTAAAACAATCTCGTAGCCATTACCATAAATTTTATGAACTTCACCATCAGGTTGCATCTCTAAGAATGTACCCGCACGATGTTGAACACGCACACGCTCTCTGTTTGGAGTGTCATCCATCTCTATTAAATGGCCAGATTCAGATTGTTGAACCTTATTGTATGGACATTCTGGTGGATTTTCCGAATCTACTACGACCGGTTCTGTCCATGAACTATCTATTGTCATTACTCATCCTATGATAATTGTGGTATTACTGATGCTGTATTTCCGCTGGCTACCACTTCTTGTATATCAACAACGGCTTGAACTTCCGCTTTTAATTCATTCAACACAGCCGTTTGGTCAGTTAATGTACTAACTACTTCTTGAGCAGCTTTTAATTCAACTGTTGCTTCGGCTAAACATTTTGCTAATAACGCTTGTAATTGTGCTGGCAGGCTTTGTATATATGCGACCAATTGTTGTAAATATTTTATGTATTCTTGATATGCTCGTATTTCATCAATAATGGGTTCTAATTCTTTTTGTATTAATTTAATTTTTGCTTTTAATGCCAGAGCAACTTCTTTTGCTTCTTCAATAATAGGTGTGCTTGATGTGCCGGCCCACAAGCCTTCTAATGTTGTTCGTATTAACTTAACGATACCCATAACTTCAGATTTAATCACGGCAACATCTTTATTAATCTCTACGGCTACGTTACAAATGTGTGTACGATTATTGGCCGCTCGACCTTGAGGAGTATTTGAAACTACGCCTCTGGCTGAAGGTGATGTGGTGGGCTGTCCTACTGATTCTACAATAATACCAGCTGGTGGTTTTGGTGCCGCAGCAATTTGTGCTGGCGTTCTTGGATCTTGGAAGCCCGCATCACCACCGGCAGATTGTTTTATGCCAGAATATACTCCCATAACTACAGGATCTTGATTTGATTCACCATCAGCAAAAAACCCTACAACATATTCTCCTTCTTTAGGAGGTGAAAAACTTTGTGTTGAATTTGGTGAAACAAGACAAGCCGCCCATGGCAAATCTGCTGTAGGTATTAATTGTTTATTTTCTGTATGATAGCCAAAGATACGAACTTGGCACCGACCCAACTTTAAAGGATCATTTCGGCTTTCTACAACACCGACCCACCAATTAAACCCATCTTTTCCAATAAAATTTTCCATTATTCTTTCACTGCCTTATTATAATCAGAATTATAATTAATGTTTTGATATGCCTGTGCTGAACTATCTTTAGCCAATTCTAAAACAGTTTGATAACCGGTTGGTACGATAATATGCCTTACAGCCGTGACCAAATATTTACCTGAATAAAATTTATCCATTTCTTTTCCATTTGCCATTGGCTTTAAAGATGGTAATTGAATATTCACCGTTCTACCTGCCGTTATCGAAGCATTTCCCGGTACTGTAGCTTTAATAATTGTATAATTGGCCAAAGCAATTTGAGCCGTTCTGGTTGGAATAAATGTTTCAACAAAAATGTCCTTGGCGACTCCCGCTTCTTTATCTTTAATATATGGCACGCTCTGCTGATTAGAATTTCCAAAAAGTACTTTTATTGTTCCATCATAATTTTCATTAGAATTGTTACCAAATCTATTTTTTAATGTATTTGAAGGACTATTTGAATTTAAAGTTTTTGCCTGTGGTTTAAATTTATCATAGTTAAATGTTGTGGTTTTGTATTTTCGTGTTAGAGGATCAATTGTTATTACTTTATTTGCAAATGTTCCAGAACTAATTTCTTCTAATGCATCAAAAGGTTTTACAATTTCATAATTTAATATACTCATAAATTTTTCTTGTGTACTTTCCACATTTTCAGGTAAATTTTGCATTTGATATTTGTATGTTCCAAATACAGGATCAGTATACATTGATTGTAACGACCTAAAATTGTAACCATTCTGTGTTTCAAAGAATAACATATCAGCACCAACATAATTCAATGGTCTGGCATAAGTTGATAACCAAGAGATTGCTTCAAGTGGTTTTAAACGGGGTATAATAAAGTCATAAACACCTTTGGTTTTTTCAATTACTTGCACTCTTTCTTTTTTTATTTTCAATTGTTCATATACTATATTTTCAATAATCTTATAAATGTATTCTCCTTTATAAGATTTACTAATTTTAATTTGTTCAGACAAAAGTAATTCTTCTGAACAGAAATACAAGGTATAAAATTCAGTATTTAAATTACCTGCTGGCACTCTTGGTCCAATTTTGTATACTCGAAACTTTTGTACATTTTCACTTGGATCATTTTTGATTTTACTGAATACAACCTCAATATATTCATTACCAGTTAACTGTAATAACTCAATAAAACCTTGTGAATCGGTTACTGTAATATAACCAGAAGAAACAAAATTGTAGATATCTTCATAATATGAAAACTCACCTAAAATTCTTTTCAATTCTATTCGTTGACCATTGGCAGTCAAAAAATTTAAAGTTTTTAAATTATAATCTTGAGGATAGTATAAACCAGGCGATTCGGTCCCATTAGAAAAAGATGCAATTTCAGCCATATTATGTTGTCAACAATTGTTTAAATTGCTCTTCAAATTGGTTAACGTAAATTGAATTTAAAATTTTAATGTTTCTTTTTGATTCATTCAAATCTAATTCATAGTCGTAGATACTGACTGCATTACGTGTTGTGGTTATTGTTACGGGTCCAGTAGGTAAAGTATACGTTGCTGTTTGAGTGATAGGCAAACCATCGTAAACATTTTCATCAATTCTAACTCTATTAACTGTGGTCGTTTGAGTATCAACATCATATTGTGTTATAACTTTTTCATAATATTCTACTTCAGAATATATATTTGTTGAAGGATATTTGTCTGCAAGATATTGCTCAAACATCTTATACGTTAATGGCCAATCCCATTGAGGATCCAATAACTCATTTGCAAACAATACAATCCAATAACGATATGAATCACCATAGTATTTGTGTGCAATAATTTCTGGTGTATCACCTTCTTGTATATCATAGGAATAATAAATCAATGGATCTTTAAGTATTTCTGGTATAATACTTATACGAGCCAATAAATTAGTATAGACGGACGACACCCCGTTTTGTGTGTAGATAACTTTTGGTAGAGTATCGAAATATTGCATTTTTAATATCCTTGAGCAATTTTTTTCTTGTCAACAAGTTCAATTTCTTTGAAGTTCATTGTCAATGTTGTTTGTACTGGTGCACCATCGGTGTGTGCTGACCATCCGTTAGGAGCATAATTGACATCAATACTTTCAATAATACTTTCTGTTACTCTAGAAATACCCGTATTTGTTTTGCCATTGTATAAAAAATCTATACTAAGTGTGCTGGGCGGAATAAAAAACATACCAAAAGCCGCATCTGTTATTCTTGGCATTGAAGCTTCTTTAAATAATGTAATTATTTTTTTCACATCTTCTGCCTCTTGTTGAGAATATGGTGTAAATGTGAACGCCAATTGATACGACCTAAAATCAATGGAATCAAATAATAATTGATTCAATGGATTTAAAGCTAGACCTTGTGTTGATAATGCCAATCGAGTAACATTAGATTGAATGGCTGCTGTAATATTTTTTGCTGCATTTTTAAATAAAATACCACCGGCTTGAATTAGTGTATTTCTTAATCCTAAGTTAGTATGTGTTGCAGTATATTGAAAATTTACTGTATCTGGCATATACAATGCCACCGTGGCCACTTGCCTTTTTTCTCTCTTTGTAAGGCTTAAGTTTGCATTAGACGCAATCTCTTTGGCAACAGAACCAACATCTGTTACAGTTTTTGTTATTGCACCACCTAAATTTGCAAAAGCTGCAGCTGTGCCTTCTCGAGCAGCATTAGAAGTTTCATTAGCTAAATTGCCAAAAGTACTGGTCAAATCAGTTTGATATGAAATTGGTTTTGGCTCATTAATTGTGAATTTAATGGCGTGGCCTTTGGTGGCTGAACCTAAATCTCTAGGATACTGATAGTTTGCCATTTTATACTTGCTATCAAACAAAGCACCTAAAGGACCTTTTGTTGCAGTACCGGGTATGGTTACCCCGCCAATTGAGGTTGGAATTGAAATGATGGCCATTGATTTCTCTTTTTAGATTGAACATACATATTTATATGGCTTACCAAGGAATATTCAGACCAAAGAATCCTAAAAAATATATTGGGAATTCAAATAACATTGTGTATCGCTCTTCATGGGAATGTAGAGTGATGAATTGGTTCGACCAGAACGAGGACATTATATCATGGGCAAGTGAAGAATTGATTGTTCCTTATAAATCTCCAATAGATAATCGTTTTCATCGTTACTTTCCAGATTTCATAGTAAAAGTGAAAACCAGAGATGGAACCGTGAAAACGTTGATGATAGAAGTTAAGCCAAAGAAACAAACCGTACCACCAGAACCAAGAAAACGAATCACTAAACAATACATAACTGAAGTTACAACATATGGAGTCAATCAAGCCAAATGGAAAGCCGCTCACGAATATTGCTTAGACCGTGGTTGGGAGTTCAAAATAATGACCGAAGAACATCTAGGACTGTAACTAAATACTTTAATGGAATCTAAACTTACACAATTAGCCAATGCACGTCCAGCTGATATGCAGATGGGCTCAAAAAAATCACTTGAATGGTTGAGCCAGAAGATTGCTGAATTGCGAGGTACTTCAAACATACCCGCAGGTATGAGCCGTGAAAAATTTAGACAAGTGGATAATTTCAGATTGGGTAAATTGTATTGTTTTTACTACGATCCAAAAGGTAAAGAAAGTTTGCCATATTATGACCGTTTTCCAATGGTATTGGCAATCGAGAAGTATAATGATGGTTTTTTAGGCCTAAACCTTCATTATTTACCATTTAATTATCGGCTGGCATTTTTGGGTAAATTACTTAAATTTGCGGTCCAAGGCGAACCAGGAGAAATTGACAGGTTGAGAGTCACCTATGATATTTTAGTCGCCTCCAGGCGTCTTAAAGAGTTTCGGCCTTGTATTAAACGCTATCTTGCTGGTCACATCCAGTCAAAGATACTTGCCATCCAACCTAATGAGTGGGATATTGCCGCTTTTCTGCCGTTACAGCAGTTTAGAGGTGCCAATTCTGAAAAAGTGTGGCAAGAATCACTAGAAGAAATAAGGAACTAAAATGGCAGGCAGCATTAGCGAATTTAAATCAAGTTTTCGTGGAGACCTAGCAAGACCACATAAATTTGATGTCAATGTTAATATTCCTTTGGTATTAATACCATACGTTGCTGGCGCACGGTCATTAAATTTTCGTTGCGAGAATGCTCAACTGCCAGGTAGAACGCTTGCCACCACAGAACAAAAAACATATGGACCAATTGAAAAGTTTCCATATCTAAACACCTACAGTGATATAGATTTAACATTTATTGTTGATGATGACATGCAACAGAAAATATTATTTGATGCTTGGTTAAACTTTATCAATCCGTTGTACAACAACAATATTCGTTACAAACAAGAATATGCAACCATATTAACAATTAATCAATATGATGTAACCAATAAAGTATCATATTCTATTAATTTGTATGATGCTTTTCCTGTTTCTGTAAATCAAATGGATTTAGATTGGAGTGGTGATGGTTATCATAAACTTAATGTAACTTTTGCTTATACATACTGGCAGAATAATTCTATACAAGCACTTGGTATGCAGTTTGTTGATGCTGGTATTGCTGCTGTATCAAGCATTTTAAATGGTGGAGTAGAACCAACTCAATTTGGCATAAGTCCTCCAGATCAATCAGCATCTTTTAGTGCTGAGGCTTTACGAGAAAGAACTACAAATTTAATATGATTATATAAGGAGTTATTATGGCTTTACCAAAACTTGATGTACCAATTTATGAACTTGAGTTGCCTTTATCTAAAAAGAAAATTCGTTATCGTCCTTTTCTTGTAAAAGAACAAAAGAATTTATTGATGGCCATTGAATCTTCTGATTCAAATACTGTGCAACAAAGTGTTCGAGATATTTTAAACAACTGTACAATTACAGAAGGTGTTGATATTGATAAGTTGCCTATTATTGATATCGAATATTATTTTATCAATCTAAGAGCCAAATCTGTAGGTGAAGTGGTTGAATCAAAATATAAGTGTAATAATATTGTTGATGATAAAGAATGTGGTAATATTATGGAAAAGAATATTGACTTAACTAAAGTTCAAGTTACGTTTCCAGAAAATGCAAAATCAGAGATTCAACTTACACCAAAGATTTCAATCAAAATGAAATATCCTGAATTTAGTGTGGTTAAAGATTCTTTAAAGTATGAAGATATTAGTCAAGTGACCTTTAATATGATTGCCCAATCGATTGAATATATTTACGATGGTGAACAATTTTATTACGGCCATGAGGCACAACCTGGCGAAATGTTAGAATTTGTAGAAGGTATGAACCAAGAACAATTCTCTAAAGTAGAAAAGTTTTTAGAGAATCTACCAAAATTAAAAGAAGATGTGAATATCACCTGTAGTAAGTGTGGCTTCAACCACACGATAGAGGTGGAAGGGTTAGAAAGTTTTTTCGGTTAACATTTCGTCATGACAATCTGAGTAATTATTATAAAACAAATTTTGCTTTAATGCAACACCACAAATATAGTTTGACCGAACTTGAAAATATGTTACCTTGGGAAAGAGATATTTACATATCTTTGTTAATTTCGTATATTGAAGAAGAAAATCAAAAAATTAAAGAAAGACAAAGAAAATAGTAAATGGATTACCAAAAAGCCAAAGATGTTAGAGGTAAATCTTTTTCATCACTACTGATAGACAATATTGTTGGAGGTGGTGGTGTTGGTTCGTCTTTAAGTAAAACGGTTTCAGAAAAAACTCAAGCAAACGTCAAAGGCATCAAACAGGCTTTTGATCCATTACAAATTGCCAAAACTTTAACTTTTGGTAGTAATTTGGCACCAGCATTATTAGGTCGTGCAATGGGTCGAAGTAACGAAGATATTAAGTTTTTTACTGGTAGGACTAGAAAAAGACGTTCTGCATTTGCAAGTGCACTAGATGATTCTGCTTCTGGTATTGGCCAAGCAAATCCTGCTGTCGAGGCTTTAGGTAACATTTACGATCTATTGGTTGAAAAAGATGAATTAAAAAAACAAGAAATACTCGATAGAGAAAAAGAATCTAAAAATGAAGAAGATTATGCTGAGTTTGTTAATCAAGAATTAATTAAAGCATTAACTGCTCGTAGAAAACCTTCTAAAGAAAAAAAACAATATCGTGATGAAAAAGGCAGGTTTGCTAAAGAACCTCCTGTTGAAGCGCCAAAAAGTGCACCAGCACCTAAACCAGCAACACCAGCACCAGCACCTAAACCAGCAACACCAGCACCAGCACCTAAACCAGCAACACCAGCACCAGCACCTAAACCAGCAGCACCAGCACCAGCACCAGCACCAGCAGCTAAGCCACCAGCACCAGCAGCTAAGCCAACAGTTAAACCATCTACAGCCGTAAAATTGTCAACTGGAGCTGCAGCAATATCAATATTGGGAGAAACCGGAGCAAAAACTCCAGAGCAAGCTTTAAAAAAAGGTGGCCAAATTGTGGGTAACGATCCTAGTGCCGGTTATTATTCATATGGAATTTTTGGTATGAATTCCAAATCAAAAACTATTGACGATTTTGTTGTACAGAACCCACAATTTGGATTTAAAGAAAAACCAGGCACAAAAGAATTTAACGAAGAATGGAAAAAAGTGGCATCTGAACGAGCAAAAGAACTGTTTGATGCACAGATGGATTGGTACGAAAAAAATGTATTTGATCCATTAAAGAAAGACTTATCATCTAAATTACCTAATGGTTTTGGAGAAGATCCTAGAGTAATATCTTATTTTGCTGATAGGCGAATACAATATGGAGAAGTGCAAGAAAATTCAGCAATAGAATATGCAAAATCATCTTCAACACCAACAGAATTTTTAGAGAAAATCACTGATTACGATTTAAACACTTTAAATTTGAGCTTTCCAACAGCATTAAAAAATAATCCTGATATAAGAAAAGGTTTAGAAAATCGAGTAAAAAATAGAAAAAGTTTATCCTTATCAATTAATAATTCTGGCAATGTAATTGTTACCGGAGCTAAAGAGAATCAAGAACTTAAAGAAAGCTTAAATAGAGATAAACGAGCACAAGATACAGTAACAAATAATATAACCACAAATACAAGTCAAAAATCAGAAGAACGAGAAGAAGCTGTTGATGACAAACCAGCACATATGAAGAAAAGGCGCATGTAATGGATTACCAACAAGCACAGAAAATTAGAGGCAAATCTTTTGCTTCCATAATGACAGAAAAACTTGCTGAAGGTGATAGTATTGGTGGTTCATTGAGAGCAACTGTTTCTGAAAAATCACGAGCAAGAATGAAAGGTATTAAAGAAAAGTTTGATATTTTAAATATTGCCAAGATGATGACCGGTGGTTCAAACTTAGCGCCTGCCATTTTAGGTAGAATGTTAGGTCGTAGCACAAGAGATATAAAGTATTTTGCTGGTATCAAAGATAAAAAAACAGCTAGTAAATTAGGGCCAACTGGTGATGGTGTCAATCCTGAAATGATGGGAATTTTAGAAAAAATATATGATTTTCTAAAAGAAACAAATGATGAAGATAGATTAAAGAAACAAGAAGAATCTCAATTTGCCGAAGAAAAACAATTAGAAAGAATTCGCCGACATAAAGAACTTATGGAAGCTATAACAGGTAAACCTTATACAAACACATATACAAAAGTTAAAAAGGAAGAAGATGGAACAAGTCTAATGGATTCCATTTTTGGTTCTGGGGCATTTAAATTATTAGGAAATTTACTTAAATTTGCAATTAGTCCTTTAGGATTAACAATTCTTGGTTTTGTGGCCGCACAACAATTTATACAATGGGTCGCTGATAACATGACAGATTATTCAGCAATTACTCCAAAACAAGCCGCAGAAATTTTGGAACGAAATGATCCAAATGAAATAAAGAAATATGGTGGCGTTGAAGGACTAAAAAAAATAATTGAAAATACTCCTGAAATAGCTCAAGAGTTGATGGATCGTTATAATGACCCCAATTTAAAACCAGAAGAAAAATTGCAAATTGAAAAAGAAGCAAGAAGATATGGTGGTATAGAATTAGTTAAACAAATAGCTAAAGAAGGAGAAATTTCTTATACACCAGGTGCGCAACAAGTTGAATTTGAAGAAAAATTGGGACTTGGCGCAAGACCAACCAAAGATATGTTTCCAAAAGATTCACCACAAAGACTTAAACTACGGCAAGATAAATGGGATCAAATTGCTGCTGGTAGATATAATGACGATGGTACGTTAAAAGAAGAATTTAGAATTAAAAAACCAGAAACAACGCCACAAGAAAAAACTGAAGTAAAACCCGCTATAACACCAGTAAGTAATTCAGAACCCCCCTCAGTAGGAAACACAAACGTTGGCCAACAATTAAATACTTTGCAGGGTGAAAATTTGATGGCAAAAATTGATGATAAAACTGAGGTGGCAAAAGCTATTACAACAAACAATGTTATTAAAAATGATTCGAATTCTTCTGTAAAGAGGGGTTATATACCTTCAGTAAGAAACCAAGAAGAAACGTTTCAACAAATGATATTACAAAGTACCAGAGTTGTTTAACCAATAAAAAACCCGCCAAGGTTGCGCATTGTTAAGAGGCGTGGCGGGTGTGTTACTACTATTTAGAAGAATTACTTCTTCTTTTCATCTTTCTTAACTTCTGCTTTTGGAGCTTCTTTCTTTGGCTCTTCCTTTTTGGGGGCCTGAGCAAAGGCGGTTACTGCAAATGCAGCTGCAAGTAGGGATACAAGATATTTCATTTTACTTCCTTTCAATCAAAGTTAAAAAAATCACAAGGCATCAATTTTCTTCAGCAAGTTTACTAAAGTATGCCATATCATCATCTTCTACATCATCTTTAAAAGGTGAATCTCCAGATTTAGATTTAGGAGCATCAAAAGTTTTAGCTTTAACTTGTTCTACGGTTGTCTTTGGTGCTTCACCATTTAGACCAAGTACCTTATCAAGGCGTTTCTTCAAATCATCATATGATTTAAATTCTTTATCACCAACCAACTCTTGTAGTGAGTATTGTGATTTCCAAATTGTTTCAAGGTCAGCATCATTAGCGGACAATGGAGCTGCCGATTCAAATTCAGATTTATCGTAGTTTTGATAACCCTCAACTTTACGAATCTTTATCTTAAAGTTAGCACCTTTCCATAAATCAAATGGATTGACTGCTTCTTCATCAGCAAACTGAGGATTCATTGCTTCAGTAACCTTATCAAAGATTTTCTTACCATAACGAAACAAGAATACTTTACCTTCATTCTCAGGATGTTTTGGATCGGATACAATATAAACGTTTGAAACGTAATTTAGTTTACGTTTTTGTTTACGAACTACATCTTTGTTCGCTTCTATACCAGAATTCCATAGTGTAGAATTGTGTTCACAAACTGGACATTGTTGGTTCTTAGTGGTCAAACAATTATCAATTAACCAACCACCAGGACCTTGGAATCCATGTGAGAAGATTTTGACCCAAGGCAGAGCATCATCACCATCTTTTTCAGATGCAGGAAGAAAACGGATAGTGGCCATGCCATTACCTGCCTTATCAACTTCTGGACGCCAGAAATTATCGACCTTTGTGTTGCCTTCGGTTGTTTGGGAGAGTGCCTCGACTGCTTTAGATAGTTTGTCAAGGTTGCCAGATTGGCGTTTTAGATTTGCAAAACTCATAGTATTTCCTTTCGTATTAAACGGAGTATTAAACGGTATATAAACAACTTATCCACGAACTGCTCATTATATAATAGTATTTATCCAATGTCAAGTGTACATTTTCAAAATACCTAACGTGGTCATGGTATCTGTGTGAAGTATACCAACACCACCTTCTCTACGCCATTGGTCAATATTAACTGGTGTATCATCAATCAATATTGAATTGGCATTAGAAAAATCTTTTTTCAATCTTTTACCTGGTACCAAATTGACCTTGAAACCAATGTTATGGGTTTGTAACCATATTAGTTTCTGAGCCCTAATATCAGCATCACGTTTTTCGGATGATGTAGAAGATAATATCTCAGTAGGTATGTTTAACTTACTAAGATAGTTAATTAACATCATCGCATCTGGCATCAAATCTAGTGTTGCAAATTGTCTGTCAGCAATGAATGTTGTGAAAAACTTATCAAACGTTTTATATGTGTCCGCATCTTTTGGTGCAATCTTATATAATTCTTTGTATCGCTTATCAAAATCGGCAATCACACCATCCATGTCCAAGTAAATCTTTGTAATCTTATGCATGCTCTTTAATTTTTTCTTTCAATATTTCTTTAAACTTCTGTTTATCGTAATTAATAAACGGTGTGTATTTCTTTATAATTCTTCGGTGTGTTGGCCAAACAATATCTTCAGTAATTTGTTTTTCCCATCGTGGCATACAATCAAATATATCGATTAGAATACAAACTGTTTCCAATTTAATCTTATCGTGCATCATTTTGGTGATTAACATTGGCCAACCGCCATCAATAGGTTTAAAGTAATCATCAATGTGCCAGAACTCAGCGCCATCAACACTATCGAACATATATATTATATCATTCTCAAAGGTATATGTCAAGCTTTGTTGAGTTTTTTGCCACTTGGTATAGTTCTCATCACCATCTTGAAGTAAATCACCCACCCAATCACCTTTGCCTTGTATGAAATTGGCAATATAAAAGTCCTTGAGTTCCTCTAGATTGTATTTTCGGGATAATTTATAGAAATGGTATTTTGATTTGTTTGTACTAAATGTGGATTTAGATACATTTGTCTTACCATTGTATTTGAAGTAATCGTAAGAATCGGAAGTAAAGTGCAGCTTCAATGCATTCCATAGAGCATAGGCTGCAAAGCCTGTGTTCTCGGTCATATTGGCAGTTTCGAACTCTTTTTCAACATATTGTTTTCTTGTGCTTCATCTTTAATCTTTGCTTTGAGTGCAGAAGATATAAGAGTGGCAGCCACTTCTATTTCAAGTTCCGTTTCTTTGCAATGATGACAGATGGCATCCATATAACCTAAATGTTTATCTGTCACCAGTTTTTCAATCATTATACTAAATTCTTTAATTTCATCACGACTTGGCATATTAAATTCTACTATAAAATATATGATTACCTATTTTTATTACAACCTTGTTTTTATTCCATCCAGGATTCACGTAAGTTGCATGGTAATACAATGCATTTGTTTCTGCTATTTTATCATGTAAAACAGGAACTGTCAATGCTCTTTTTGCAATTAAAAGAGATTCTTCCCATCTATACCGATCTTGTCCGTGTACCATTTCTTTGACCATACAAGTCCATGAGAATTGGCATACTGTTCTAAGATTGGCATCTGTGGTCTTTTGATATACTACGGCACAGATGTCTGTTGGGAAGTGGCCACTTTTAACACGATTGAGTGTTACTTGTGCAACGGCTAACTTGCCTTCGTATGATTCGCCAGCAGATTCATAGTAAATATTTTTGGCGAGGCATTCAACTTGTTTATTATAACTTGCAGAAACTTGTTTTTCTGTTGTTGACGATATAAATTCTTTTGATAGTGTGGGTACAGTAAACAAAACAGCAATCGCTGTTAATGCTGCTGTAACTAAATTAATTTTTGGAAGATTAAACTTCATCTTTTCTCCTTGTTAAAGGCGGCCAAAGCCGCCATCTCCAATTACGAATTTGATTTCGATTTTATTTTAACTTCAGGTTGTGGAGGGGTTTGAGAAACGAATAGATTGAGGGCTTCTGCCTTCTTAACTATATCTGTTTCTGTGGGGAATGGTGGCAACTCGGGAATATCAGGTGACTCTAAACCGGCAATCTTTGCTGCCTCAACCTGTGTGTGCCATTGTTCTAGTTTAGCGCTTCTGTTATAAGAATACTCATCAGATACTAAACCTTGTGCCATTTTTAATAATTCTAGGCGAATTTCATATGGTGTCATTCTTCTACTCCTGTGTGTTTATGTGTGTAATGTATCAGCGTTATGTGTGTGCTGATAATTTATTTATCCAGGTGATTCTGTTGCTAAGTTCACCTGGTGAAACTCCGCTTACCTTTTAGGCAGCAAGTGCAAACTTATTATCGTTAGCGTTTAATTTAATTTAGTGATTACGCCTTCTCTGGCGATCCTCCATTATTATACTAATCTGATAATCGAATCTATTCACCCCCATTAGGAACTACACTAGACCAGTCTGGCTCTGTTTGCTACCGATAACTCGGTTCGTTCTAATGTAGTTGCTGGTGGAGGCGGTGGGATTCGCACCCACGTCTTACCAAACTTTTTAATAACTTCTACGAATTATTTCAAAATAAAAAGTATTGCTAATACACCTACAGCGAATGCACAGGCACCCATGTAGAAAGCAAAACTTCTTACCTTATATTCTTTTACACAATCTTTGCTAGGCATTATAGAATCCTTTCTAGTAACCAAATAACAAAAAGAAAACTTAAACCACCAGCCAAAAGTTTTAAAGCCCCGTACTGTCTTTCATTCTGCTCGGGAGTGCAGAGTTTTTTCCAATATTTGTTCATAGTGTTCCTATTATAAGTGTTTATACTTATATAGGCAACCAGTTTACTTCAAGTTTACCACTTTATGGACACCAACTGGTCTTTGCCTCACCATAGTATTCCCGTGCATAACCTTGTTGGATCAACATGGAACGCAAGGACTGACCATTCAATAGTACGTCACCTAGGACACGACCACCATACTTGTCCCAATCCATTAATACCACTTGCCGAGTGGTAGATTGTTCTATCATCTTCTTGGTAAATGCTGTGGCGGCTTGGCCACGAGCATCCTCAGAAGGACATTTGGCACGAAAACCTTTTTCTGGCGTATCAACACCAAATACACGGATTGACAATTCTTTCTTTAATGGATCTGGTAACCATAACGCTTGGAATGCCACAGTATCACCATCAATAACTCTAGTAATTGTTGCATTGTATGTTACGCCAGCTTTTTGTTGTTGAGCAAAAGCCAACATTGGTACAAATAATAATGTAAGTAATATTTTTTTCATTTGTATTGGTCCTTATAAAATTGTATGGCCTTTACCAATCCATCGATATGATGTTCTGTTTTTTCTTGGAACAATAAAGGTTGTTCATCTTGTACTGCCATGATAATGACCAAATTATTTATTGGTGTGCCAATCAATTCTTCATACATGAGTGCATATGCTGATGTTTGCCAGAAATAATCTTCAATCTCAACTTTAGATTTTATTTTCTTAGATGTTTTAAAATCAATTACAGATAATACACCATCAAACTCACCAATACAATCTACACGACCTGCCATACCTAATTGTTTAGACCATAGTGCTTGTTCTTGATAATGAATATTATTGATACGATTGAGTAATGGCTTGATTGATTTAAACATTTCTTTGGCATCAGGCATAATATCACCTAACGATTCATTGTTTAAATAACGTTCACATAGTGTATGAACATTGGTGCCACGACCTGTGGCGGCCTTTGATATTCTATTGGCCTCTGCTTCACCAACTCGTTTACGCCATGCCATGATGGCATCTTTCTTTTGTGCACCAAGAACTGTGGTGACCGATGGCAACTTCGTGCCATCTTCTAATGTATAGTATCGTTTACCATCAGGAAAAGTTTCGGATTGTAAGTCTTTTAGTTCTTTTGGTGAACAGTAATTAAACATTTTTTATAATAGCCAATACAAAAGGTTCAAGGTTTGAATTTTTTTCATATAATTTTCTTATATCACTCAGTGTTATTTTTTCAATTTTAGAAGAATCCTTAATGTATATTGCATAAATGTTGTCATTTGATTCGATATAAGATAAAATTGTTTCAAATGTATTTTCATTTATGTAAATTGACATAACACAATCTAATAAATTAACAGCGTCTGAAATAAAATTGATATCAATTTTATGATCTATGTTAATAATTCGAATAAAATTTGGAGGTAATCCTTTTGTTAGATTTAAAGCTTTTAATTCCTCATACGCCAACTGTGAAGAAGATTTGCAATTTATTACTTCAATTAAAGGAACAACATTTAACATATAAAAAGTAACTGAATCACTTTTATAAGGATTTCCAGGACAAAATCTAACAATATGTTTTTCAGGATATAATTGTTTTAATTTTTCCATTAATGAAATTGTTTTTAACGCAACATTTAATGGAACTTTTCTTTTACCTTGGTTGTTTATCCAAATATCATCAAGAGTTAGAACAATTTTTTTAGTTTGTTTTAAATGTTCAATGTTTAAAGAATTTACTGAAAAAAATTCAAACCCATTTTTTAATAATAGATTATATCCAACTGATGACGACTTGCCTTCTAATGTATTTTGTGATAATGATGAAGTTATTAACCCAATAATTTCTTTATCTGAAGAAATAAAATCTGTAAATTTTTTTGTTATAGATTTTTTATTTAACGGCAAACCAATTATATAATTTTTAGACATTATTCATTTATTAATATAAGTTCTATTGAGCATAGTGTGATTGTGGTCAGTTGGTCCCCAATCACCGTCCGGATGAAAAGCAATTACAACCATTGGTTCTTTCTCAGTAATAAATCGGTGATTTTCTTTTTCTTCAATACAAAATAATGTTTCAGGTTTCAGTTTAATCTTTTTTCCATCACTTAGGCAAGCATATCCTGACCCACTCACAACAAAACCTAATCTAATACTTGGGTGTATATGATAAGATTGTTGTATATTTGGTGGAAAATATAATGCATTTAATGTTGGATCACCCAATCGTGGAGGATATACCAACAATGTGTCGGAACAACCATCAATATAACATAATCTGCCGGTAGATTCTAATTTATCACCAATGATATTCTGACCTTTGAAACCAATACGAGTAATTAATACTATTTTACCGGTGTATGATATTTCATAAGAACCCCAAGACCAATATGAAAAATATTTGCCTTCGTTTACAACTTCACCATTAGGTAAAGTCGCTTTACCTGAAAATATGTAACCATATATTGTGGAGCATTCATTTGTAAAAGTTAATCCTTGGTCCAAATTTGCATCATGAAAAGCCGCAGAACAAGGATACATAGTATTTGTGTAATCTAGCCACACTTTATCTTTTTTTGAGTAAATTTTCATTTATATAAAATCATTGTTATAGTTATAAAAAGATTCATTTGGATAATCTTTACTAAAATTCATTTGACTGTCTATGTATGTACATGTACTTTTATTCTTAAATAAAGAAGATAAACTTCCAATTTTTGTTTTATTTA